ACGGCCTAGCGGTAGGCATGCCCGTTGTCGGAACAAATATCCCGGTAGGCAGCGTGATTATTGCAATCGCGGCCTCTCCAAGCACAAATGTTACTATTTCTAACAATGCTACCGGTTCTGGTTCTGAAGTAATTCAGTTTATATTTAATCAATTCCCCGAACAGATTCCTATGATGATCGAAGCGGCCACCGATTACGCGGCTCGTAATTCTGTACAAAATTATATGTTTCAAGGGCCATTTGCTAGTTTATTCCCAAGCGTCACCAACGATACGGATAAAATTAAATATGATTCGGTTTCGGTTAACTATTATGGTAACACGCAGCAAGCGGGCGTACCTGTGAATTTTTACCAAGTCGGGGTATTACAAGGCGCGTCACCAAGCCCGCTTGACATGACTACTTATGTAAACGAAATTTGGTTAAAAGATGCGATTACAACCCAAATCCTTAACTTGTTTGTAAGTTCTAACCAGATACCCGCAAACACTCAGGGACGCGCTCAAATCCTAGCTGGCTTGCAATCGGTAATTAATCAAGCTTTAACGAACGGAACAATCAGCGTTAATAAAACATTATCAACGCAACAACAAATGTTTATTACTTCTCAAACAGGAGACGCGAACGCATGGTATCAAGTCCAGTCTATCGGTTATTGGGTCGACTGCGCGATTGTAAATACAGCCGGCGTCTATAGCGCGACATATACTTTAATTTATAGTAAAGATGATGTTATTCGTTTAGTCGATGGACAGGATATCTTAATCTAATTTAGGAGCGAGTCATGCAGGATATTTCAGGGTTTGGGTTAGAGCTTAGGTTGATTGCTTCGACTACGTTTCCACAGGGAATAGTTATCACACAGTACGCAGATGATGCAGACGGCCTAGATGTTCCCGACTTACAAGTTGGGGATTCGGCTATGGGGCTTAACGGTGATTTAATCGTTTGGTCAAAGGCCAACCCGATTAAAGTTAATTTAAGTGTGATTGCTGGCTCGCAGGACGACCAGAATTTATCGGTTTTGCTTGAAGTAAATCGCCCAGGGCGCGGTAAGATTTTACCGATTGACGTATTAACGATGAACGTTACCTATAAACAAGGTAACTTTGTACAGTTGATTAATGGCGCTATTACAGATGGTGCGCCTTTCAGTGCGGTATCTTCTAGCGGTCGCCTTAAATCGAAGACATACAATTTTACCTTTGAAAATAGAATAGGTGGATAATGTTAGAACCTAAAGAAATTGAGTTAGATGATAGAAAATACATAATTCATAAGTTCCCCGCGTGGCATGGGGTTCATTTAGTCGGAAAGATACCGTTAGCCGTGGATTTCACCCACCCGGATGAAGAACTTCGCCAAAAGGTTTGGGCGGAAGTTTTCAGTTATATCGCGGTTCCAATTGCTAGTAGCAAGTCCACGATTAAAGCAACACCCTTATTTTTAACGACACAGGCATTGATTGATAATCATGTCAAAGGGTGGCCTCAGATGCTCAAGTTAATGAAAATCATAGCGGAGTACAACGATGGTTTTTTAGAGAATGGAAGCCTATAAGGTTTCCAAAATGGCAAGATCAAGAGGGTTTGCAGGTTGATTTTAAAAACGTTAACTCGTTTTTAGCGGCTATTATCTCGAATGGTAAAGCCACGCTTCACGAGCTAAAGACCATCTACACGATAGAAGATGCCTACATTATGTGGGAGGTTATCGCGGTTTGTAGATATAATGAATTTGTCGCTATTGAGAATAGTAAAAAGGCGAGAATATGAATTTAGAAACCCTTTACATTGAAGTTAAGCTACAAACCGATGAGATTAAAAAAGGCGTTGAGCAAGCTCAGGCGCAAATAAAAAATTTAGAGGGTGAATTTAAAAAATTAGGTAGCGAAGGCGATAGGGTAAGTGAGTCGTTTCGTAAAGTTGCAAACTCGGTTATAGGAATGTTTGCGGGGTATGCTTCTTTTCGAGCTACCTTAAGGGGCGTAAATGATGCGCTTTCTGCGGTTAGAGAGATAGGCAAAGCCTCGCGTGAGCTAAACGTAGATGCTACAGCGCTCGATGCTTGGGGTCATGCTTTACAAAGAACGGGGGGTGATGCGCGTTCATTCGCTTCTACTCTATCAAGTCTAGCTCAACACTTCGGCACTACAAACGAAATAGCGCTGCGTTCTCTCCCTAGGCTCGCAGATTCTTTTGCACGCTTAAACCCAAGACAAGCTCAACAGTTTGGAAAATCACTAGGTCTTGACTTACCTACAATTCTATTGCTTCAGCAAGGCAGAAGAGAGGTGGAAGCGTTAGTAGCCCAGCAAGAAAAATTGGGATTAGTCACGAAAGAACAAACCGAGATTACGCGAAAATATGATAACGCCCTGTATGATGTTGGACGGGCGTATCAAAGTTTTTATAGGGAGTTGGCATTGCCTCTGCTCCCCGGAATCACTACCGCTCTTGAGTATGTGATAGAACACAAAGACGCCGTAGCCGATTCGTTTAGAGCCATGTCTGTGGGTTTGGCGGCTCTTTCTTTTTGGGTTCTTAAAATTAGCGGCCCAATAGGAAAAGTGGCGGCGGGATTAACCGCAATTGCCGCCACTTATGGACTTGTTAAAGAAGATATTAAATATTTTAAAGAGGGTAAAGATTCCTTAATTGGTCAAACTCTTGGGTTTACCCCGGGTACTATAAAAAGCCAAGCACAGGCGGGAAAAAATATAGCCGCTCAGGGTGCGGGCAATTTCCTTTTAAGCATCCCTAGCCAAGTATTTGGGCAGATAGGCCAGATATTCGGGGTTGGGGGTGGTGGAAGTAATAAAACTGAGGTTAATATAAATAATGTGAATATTAATACCCAAGCAACGGATGCCGATGGAATCATGGCGGCGGCTAGAGGCGGTTTGCAACAAGCGTTGAGCCAGCTAACTAGCCACGTCGATAATGGAGTGCATAGCTAATGGCTTTCGCAGAAATAGCAAACCTCGCAACTTCGATTATTTCGTCATTTTTGGCTCAAGATACCGTTGCGGTTTACACTCAAGATTTTACACAGGTATTTAGAGATGCTCGGGCTATCAAAGCGGTAGTTAAAGAACGCGCTAAGGTCATGGAACACCCGGTTGAAAGCGGGGCGATTATTACAGACCACAGGATTATTTTACCTACAGAAATTGATTTATCTTTAATACTTACGCCCGCTACGTATCGTGAAACATATGACAAAATTAATCAATACTACTTACAAGGTACGTTATTGATAGTACAAACCCGTTCGGGTATATATGTAAATCAGTTAATACACGCAATGCCTCATGAAGAAGATCCAAATCTATATAATACAATAACCCTCGCGCTAGGGCTTAAAGAGGTACAATTCGTAACGGCTCAATTCACGACAACCCCCCGTAATACTAAGAATTCAAACGGGGTTAATCGCGGAGTACAGCAACCGACAGCACCGACCGGGTCACAGTCCTCCGCGTTAGGTGATGTGGGAAGACGTTTGAGGGGTGGTTAATGTTTAATGTTCCCTTGCAGGCAGTGCCAAATCAATCTTTTTCAATTCAGCTAGACGGCAATAATTATGATTTGAGTATCCGGGATTGTGGTAATATTATGGCGGTAGACGTATCGATTAATAACACGATTATTGTGATTGGTTGCCGCGCAGTTCCCGGTAATTTTATATTGCCGTACCGTTACCTTGAGAATGGTAATTTTCTGATTACTACACTCGATGACGAGTACCCGGACTGGAGACGATTTGGACTTGACCAGCTTATGGTTTTTGGTACTCAAGCTGAATTAAACGCAATACGTTTTACCGATATAGTGAGCGTACATTATGCCGCAGTCGCTTGATCCCCGAATAGTCAAGTTAAATATTGAGGTGAATGGGAAAACAAAAACCTATTCATCGCCCATGAATATCCGCGCAACGGGTACGAAATATGGTAACGCTCTGCAAAATGATTGCACTGTTACGATTATGAATTTAGACCGCGCAACGCAAGATTTTATCTTAACCGAAACGTCTCCATACACGTTAAACCGCACGCCCAAGACCGTAATACTTGAAGCTGGAAGAGAATCGTATGGAACAGCCGTTATCTATCGCGGTAATGTTATTAAATCGATTGTATCGCAACCCCCAGATATCGGCGTTACGCTGACATGCTTAACCGGTAATTTTCTGAAGGGTAATATTATCACCCGCAATCAATCCGGTTCGGCGACTCTTGAAGCTATTTGCCGGGGAGTTTCGCAAGATACATCCACTATTTTAAATTTCCAAGCTACAAATAAAAACGTAGGAAATTACAGTTTCGGAGGCGGTGCGCTTAATCAAGTTGAATTACTTAACAGCATGGGCGGCGTTAATGCGTTTATTGATGATGATACCCTGATTGTTAAAGACGCTCTTATCCCCTTAACCGGTATTACTCGGGTATTATCGGCAGAAACCGGCATGATAGGG